AAGTCGTAAAGGTATGGTTAGATTTTCATAATCGTGTCCCTTTGGGTGTGTTCTTCTCATAGCCTCCGTAACTCCGTGTGCATTTAAGTAAACTGTTACGTTGCTTTTTTTAGCAAACAATCTAAACTCACTTGCTACCTGATAGTCGTATTCGTGGCTACCTACTGCTTTCATTAATTGATAATCTCTTGATAAACTATTGTAAGGGTCTATAAGGACTGCTTGATAATCCCAAGCTTCTTTTATAGCTGTTATTTTTTTTAACAAAACTTTATAAGTTGTTAATTCTTCTACGTCTAAAATCTTAAAATAAGTGTTACACCAATCAATAGCTTTTTTAATTTTATCTTCATTCGCTGTGTGTATTGGTTCACCCATCTTAAATTCAATAATTTTTCTTACTAGACTTTCAGGGGTATTTTCTGATGACCAAATGACAAATTTCAACTTATGCTTTATAGCCCAAACAGTAAATAAAAAACACATTACTGTAGTTTTACCTACGTTGGCGTGTCCAATTACTAGATTAAAATTATTTTGTTTGTATCTAAAATAGTCATCTATTTCAGGTATATCCATCTTTAAACCTTCAGCAATTCTGCCGTGTTTAATGTCTAATATTTTTTGGTGAATTTTATTATAATCTACTAACATCTGTTAAATATAAAAAAAAAGAGGGAATTAATCCCTCTTAAAATGGTAAGTCGTCAATATCTCTTGATGGGTTTTGGTCTTTACTGGTAACATCAGCTTTTTCTGCCACTTCTATTTTAGTGTCTTTATTAATCCAACGAACCCCTGCCCATCCTAAATTGATTCTTTTAGCTTTAGCCTCTCTTTCTTCTTTTGTTTGATTATGACTGATTGCTACATTGTTTCCAAATTGTGATTTATCTAATATGCTTAAATCTATTTGTAAGAATTTACCATCTTTTATTTTTGACTTATCTATGTTTTCTAAATTTATATATCCTGATATTATTGCCGTTGCTGCCATTGATTTTTGTTTTTAATTATTTTTTCTAATTCTTCTCTATTTAGTTTTGAGACTTTAAATTTATTAAATATTTCTTTAATGTCTCCACCTTCTTGTAAAAATTTAACTTGAGCACTCCATTCAGGTGTTTTTTGATTTAACCATTTTTTATCTTCTTCTTTAGGGGTAAACATATTATTTGTCTTACCATCTCTTGTTACCCATTTTTCAACTTGGTCTGCAAATTTAAGTGTTAATGGTAAAGGATTTAGTGATTCACCTTTTATCATCCAATTTAAAAAATAATCTGCAGTCTCTGTACATTTTTCAGGTGTTTTAGATTCTTGGTTTGCCCAAAATTTAACTGCGTTTGCCAAAGCTTTTGCTTTAATGTCGCAAAATGTTACACTTGCTTCAGAACCTGTTTTAACTGATGATTGTCTTATTATGTATTGTTGTGTTTTGTCCATCTTTAGGGAGTTTAAGTTTTAATGATTTGTAATAATTCTTTGTTTCAATTCTATCTTTAATAATAGCTAACTTTAATTTATTAAGTTCATTTTGTATTTCTAATAAAGACCAATAAATTTCTTTATTATTATTGTTTCCTGCTAAATTATTATTTACAGTTTTAATTATACCCTTTAAGTTAGTTAGGATATTTCGTAATTTAAGTATGATTTTCATTGTATATATATTATTAATTTATACAAATATAAACAAATTATATTAATTATTAAAAAAAAAGGGATAAAAATTAATTTACCCCCTTTTCAGAATACACATACAAATAAAAAATCAATCAAGTTGACTTAATAAATCTTTATATTTAGTTGTATAATGGTTTATCATATCTTCTAACTGGTGATTATAATATTGTACTAATTTCTTACTCTGCAAATATAAGCGTTTTGATTTAGTTTTTCCAAGAAATAATGAAAATTTATATTGTTCACCCTGTTTAAACATATTACACCCTACGCATTGAACCTGTACGTTATCTTCATCCCACCTTGTTGAGTAATGTTTTCGGCTCATAAAATGTCCTGCCTGCATTACTCCTCCATCCCATAAATCTATTTTACCGCAAGTAACACATTTAACCTGCCCTTTATGGTTAGCATTTTTTAGACGTATATATTTTGAAAATATTACATCTAATTTTTTTACAAGTTTTGCTCGTGTAAGTTTTTTAGCCAAATCAAGACTTTAAATCCCAAAGCAGTTCGTCTCCTAACTCTTTGTCTATTGTTTGAATTTGTTTAAAAATATATTTGCAATCAGATTTTACTTTTTGCTTTTCTGCTTTTGTACTATCAGTTCCAGTATTTGACCATTGAATGGCATTAAGTTCTAACAATAAATCAGTTTTATCCTTGACTGAATATTTAAAATCATTTACAATTTTTTTAGCTAAATTACGGATGGTCAAATCTTCTTGCATTTTTTTTAAGTTTTTTTTTGGTGGTTATTAAATTAATTATATATTATTATTATATATATAGTATATTACTCTATATATTTACTATTACTCTACTTTTATATAATATTCTATTAAGTTAATATAATAGAACATAAAAAAAACCAATAAACCCCTTTTGCAAAGGTAGTAAATTAGTTTTAAAAAAAGAAAATCCTATCTGCGTCTGCCTTGTCCTCGGTATTTCTTCTTGTATAATTTTGAACTTTTAAGCGAACTGGTCTTGCTTTTAGCGTGAACCCCTTTTCGCTTTTTAACTGGTTTTTCAACAACCTGTATGTATGTAAATTTATTTCTCTTTGGCATTATTTATGCATTTTATTTCCAAACACTTTTTCAACTCCTCTGCTGCCAAAGTAACCACCAATTACAATACTTAATAATCCAGTAATTGAATCTAAAGGGTAACTTAAATACCATCCAACTACGTAACTAATTGTTAAAAAAATAAGAGTCAAAGGTCTTACATTTGCTGCAAGCCAAGAACTCTTACTGTCGGCTACCCATCTTTGGGTCGTACCGCTTATTTCTGTGCGTTCTAAACGCAGTTTCTCTAGTGCGATAGCCTTATCCCCTTCAGAAAGTTTTGAACCCCCTATAATCGCCTCTATGACATTTCCTACTGGTGTGTCTTCTGCTATTGCTCCAACTACATTTGGTATCTTATTCAGAAGGAATTGTCCTACTTTTGTGTCTTTGAATTTTTTCTTAGCCATATTGTTGAACCTGAAGTATTAGTATGTCCAGATGACTTTTCCACTTTTATTACCCCCCTTTGCTTCGGAATCGGAATCAACGTGAATAAAGGTTTTGGCAATACCGATTCTCGTGAAACCCGCATCAAGGAGGGCAGAGACAATAATGAATCTATCACGTGAGTTTTTGCAAGCAATATCTGCTGCTTTTCCCACCAAATGAGACGATTCAGAGCTGCCTCCAACTTTCGCATTGTGTTCTCTACTTCGATAGCCCGAAGTGATTCTGAATTCAATTCTACTTTGACCCCTTGCAAAGTCGAGCAACTCCAAAAAATCAGGACACATAAACTCACTACCACTTCCAGGTAAATCAGGTGAATCAAATTCTTCATATTTAAAATACTGCATAACTTACTTTCCTTTACAACTGCAATCATTTTCTCCACAAATACATTTTTTATCTAATTTACTATTGTATAAATTATCAATAAAATTTGAACCAAACAGAGATAAATTGTCAACTAAATCTTTTTGAGTTGATATTACTAATGCCTCTAAACTATCTTTCTGTTTTACTAATTGTTCAACTGTCATTTTTAACGATTCATTTTTCTTTCTTAATTCCTCAACTTCTTCAGGAGATTTACCAATTAAAACACTAATTACCATAGCCAAACTTGCTGAAAGTGAGCCAGTTATTGCAACAAATATATCTTTATTTTCAGGTGGTATTTTTACATTCCCTAAATACATTAACAAAAAAATCACCGTCATAAATAAAACGGCTGAACCTATATAATGGTATATAAATTTAATCGGTATTTTGCTAGGCATAGTTTATGATTTATTTTTGTATTTGTAATAAATTAAAAGTCCAGTATATCCAATCGTTAAAAGTAAAACGACTGTTTGTAAAATTGAATTAATATTTTCCATAGAACTAAAAAGTAATGCTCCTAAATTAACTGCGTAAAGTTTGAATCCCATATCTTCCATTATTAGTTTTTTAATTATTTCTTTCTGCGTAAAGCTTCCATACTTGTTCTCCACTAAGTGCTGCGTTGAAAAATCTAAATTGGTCAAGTAAGCCATCATAATAACAACAACTTGCCCCCTCTCTAAAGCTACCAATAACTGCGGGGTAAGACGTATTATTAACTGAATTTGAATTTGTATGAGTTGAATCTAGATTGCCATTTATATATATTTTTCTGCTTGTCCCATCTTGTACTACTGCAATATGATACCATACACCAGTCGTTAATGTTGCTGTGCTGTCTTTTGTGCTAGTGGTTGAAGTATCGTGTCTTTCTTGCCATCTAATTACATAAGAGCCACTATTATTTTGTACTGCAACTGTTTCATAATATTCATTATCTGATGTATTTCCTATATAATATATATTATCCCCATCACCCGAACTAGGCATTGCATTAATTTTTATCCAAAAAGACCTTGCCCTATTTCCACTTGTACCTAATCCAGCAGGAACAGTAATACGGTCATTTGTGCCATCAAAAGAACCTGAATAAGAACCAAAAGCAGGGTCAGTTGAACTCCAAGTCATACCGTTTATAGTTCCAGTATTACCATTCCCTGAAGAGTCTGTTAAGCTAGTTCCTGTATTTTCTTCAAACTTATAAAAAGCTTCTTCAATAGAACCTCCAAATGGGTCTGCTGCATTTTTAGTTATGTAGCATTGAAATTCTGTATCGTATAGGTCTTGAATATTTGTGTCCGTTAAAGCAGAAGAAAATATCCTTATTTGGTCTATATACCCATCAAAATAGTCTGAAGCATAATCTCCACTTCTACCAAATTTAAAAGCAGTTGAGTGAGAAGGTGTGCCATCAACTGAACCTATTTCAGAACCATCAATGTAAATAGTAGTTAATCCTGTACCTGAAGTAGAATCAAAAGACATAGCAATATGATGCCATTGATTTTGATTAACTAGACCTGCTGATGAGTAAAAAGTGTCAATATTTCCTCCACTACCGTCTCTATTATAAACAGCAATAGAGCCATTAGGGTTAGAATAAAAATAAACGCCACTTCGAACACTTGCATTTGTTGTGCCTCCAAAATATCCACTAGGGTCTCTTTTTAACCACAGCGACAAAGTCCAATTAGTAGGGACTGAAACAGTAGTGTCTAATATACTGCTGCTTCCATTAAATTCAGCAGAACTTGCAAATCTCCCTGAAGCATAAGTAATATTTGTTGCGGTAGCATCATAAGTGCCTCCGTGGGAGTCAGTAGCATCTCCGTCTAGTTTATAGTATGCAGTATTTGTTGCAATAAAATCTGCTGTGTCTGTAGTACAGGTTTGTGTACAAGCTGTTAATCCTGCAAGAGTTGAAACTTCGTCAGAAGAAAGTGTTTTATTAAATATACGAAACTCATCTATTAAACCTGCGTGTCCATTCCCACTACTATTATTATAGTCACCAATAACATTATACGAGTTAGTAGTTCTTCCTCCTGACGCAGTGTCTAGAGTATAAGTAGCAATTAATGTGGTATTTGAATAAAGTTTGACTTGTTTACTAGAACCCACGTATGTATGAGTTATATAATACCAAGTATCAGCTTCAAGAGTGCTTATAGTGCCGACAGTAAGATAGCTGCTATTCCAATATGCCGTTGAATTAAAATAGCGTTCAAATGACAAAGCCAAACCGTTTCCAGAGCCGAGACCATAAACGTAAATATGGAAAGACCCGTAATTGCTTCCAGTATAGTCTCCTACTAAAGTTCCGTGAAGTCCTGAAGCTGTGCTAGACACACTATCCCATTTAACCCACATAGAGACACTAAAGTTGTCATTTTCATTGCCTGAAGCCACACCTATTGGAGAAGTAATTTGAATTTTACTTGTAGTCCCGTTAAATTTTGCAGAATAATTTATTTTACCGTTTTGTACAAACTCAACATTACTAGGCGTTCCATCATAATTTGTTGATTTGTCTGAAGCATCGTAATCTAGAGAGTAATAAGCAACACAAGATGAATCTCCTAAAGGTTGTAAATCTTCACTTACACAAGGGCCAGAAGCAGATTTACTAAAAAGCTTTCTATTTAATGACATATTAAAAAATTTATTTTATTCCCAAGGCATTACAGGGTCAAAAAGTCTTGCATTATAACTTACTACATCTCCTTTTTTAGTAAGTGCATCAATTTCTGCTTCTCTCTCATCAGCTTTAGACTTTATTTCTTCCCTTTTAGTTGTAACATCACTTGGAATATCTTTTCCTCCTTCAGCTTTTCTTATAATATACCAGTCTGTAGGTTGTAAAGCTAAATTAGCAAGTTTTTTAATTTCTGCTTTTTTATTAGTTTTTAACTCTGCTAAACTCTCACTCCAAGTCTTATTACTTTTTGAATAAATAAATGCTTTTTTAGTTTTATTAAATTTAAGTTCCCCTCTATCGTGAATACTAGGGTTATATCCTTCAGAGTCTTTTATGTCATAGAAACCAAGTTTTTCAAGTTCGCTTTTTGATGAATAATTAAATCCACCGATAACACTCCCCCAGTTTTTTGGTAAGCTTTGGAAGATTTTTATTTCTCCGTTTATTTCAATTCCTTTTTTCATATTTTCTTAAATTTTAATTTTATGATGGTGTTGCATCAGAAGTATATGTTCCTACTTGATAATTAAAAATAGCATTTGCTGAATCGTCAATACATTCTACTTGTATTTGGTTAGTGCTACTTCCATCATAATCAACGCCACCTACTTTGTTAAAAGTTTCACTTGTTCCTGCATCACTATCAAAAGTTACCGTTTGGCTTCCTGTTAAACCGTAAATTGTAATTACTTGACCTTTTTTAAAATTAGTAAAATCAAACTCTATTCCACCTGTTAAACTACCTGGCATTGTAAAAATACAAGCTGAACTCCAATCTACAGATTGTGCGCCAGTTGTACCACCTATTGCTGCAGAAGCAGTATATCTATTTTCTAATTTATCGTGAGTTACTCCGTTGTCTTTTAATCTTATTGCATCTGAATTTGTTTCAATAGTAGAATCATCAACATTTACTGCCATTACAGAACTAGAAGCCGTTAATCCATCACCTGCAAATAAAGTAGCTAAAGATGCTACCGTAGTTAATTGTTCTGCCGCACCGTCTGAATCTAAAGTTAAAAGTTTATCACCATTGGCAGGGGTAACATCTGAAAATTCAGAAATATCAATATTTAAAGTTACGTCACCCGGACCAGCACCACCACCTGAAAGACCTGTTCCTGCAGTTACACCAGTAATATCTCCTGAAGTTCCTGCAACCCAAGTAAAGCCACCTGAAGCATTATCAAAAGTAAGGTAATAATTATCTGTTGGTGTATTTGTACAGTCTAATTTTACTTCAGTAATTGAATCATCAGCTAAAGATAAAGTAACTGAAGTGTCAGCAGACGAAGTTTTTGCTATTGGTGAAGTAGCTGTAATATTAGCACCTTCATAAAGTTCATCTTGATTAGCATTTACCTTTACAAAAGCATCTCTAATAGTATCCCCAGTTCCATCATTTGGAGAACTCCCTGTGCCTATCGCTTGTTTTGCCATAATTTTATTTTTTTAGTTATAATTGCGTTTTATCCGCAGTAAATATTGTTGTATCAACCGTATATCTTGTTAAATCTGCTGAAAATGGTGTTGTACCACTCCAACAAGCAGGGGCAGATATATCAGGGATTGCAAACGTACTCCAATATTTTAAACCCCATTCCGTTACGCAATAAATCTTTCCCCAATTAATCGTATTGCCCATATCTATACAATAGTTTTTTTAATTTTTTGTTATTTTTTTATTCTTACCAAAAGCAAGAGTCAAATTATCGTAACGAGAACTTAAATATTCTTTAAGCCGTTTAATGTTTAATTCTTTCGGTTTGTACTTTTTTATCATTAACAACTACTTAAATCAGGATATACATTACCCCACCCTGAAGGCATTGTTCCAACACCCCACCAAGAAGTGCAATATATTTTCCCGTATGTCATAATACCCAACCACCAAAGTCTGCTTGTCTATCAGGGCTTACATCCTGACTATCGTTTGTATAATATTCAGGAAATTTACTACTAGCATTTATACTCATATAATCAATAAATCTATCAGTATAATATTGTGCTAAATTTCTTTCTTTTTCTATTAAAAAATCTACTTCATCTTTTTCTACGTTTGTAGCATTTTCTGAAGTGTGTTTAAATACACCTTTGTTTGCTATTGTATAAGCTGCAAAAGGTAAATACTCAACCATAGCCCAGTGAATTAACATTGGTTTTATATAACTTGTTACTAAAGTTAAATAGTCTCCTGCTAATGTTCCACCTTGTATATCACTTTTAATTTTATCAAATAAATCTGTGCCTAGATAATTTTGAATATGAATATCTTGTGCAATCTTTATGTATTGCAAAAATTTATCATCATCTAAATTTCCATTTACGCTTGTAAACTTTACTAGGTCTGCCCTAGTTATCATTAAACCTTCTGCCATAATTAT